ATGGCTCGCAACAAGCTGACCGAAACGAAGATCAAGGGCCTGGCCAAGCCGGGGATTTATTCGGACGGCGACGGCCTCTTCCTGCGGGTCCGAACCGGCGGTTCCAGGCAATGGTTCTTCATCTTCAAACGCGACAAGAAGCGGACCGAGATCGGACTGGGTGGGCACGGGCAAGGCACTGCGCCGGTATCGCTGGCGCTGGCACGGGAGAAGGCGCAAGCCATCCGCGAGCGACTGGCGCGCGGCGAGCTGCATTCCCGCAAGACATTCGCCGACGTGATGGAAGACGTGATTACAGTGAAGGAGGCATCGTTCAAGAATGCCAAGCATAAACAGCAGTGGCGCATGACACTCGACAAATACGCCGAGCCGCTGCACAAGAAGCCGATCGCCGACATCACGCGCGACGACGTGGTCGAGACGCTAAAGCCAATTTGGTCCAAGGTTCCGGAAACCGCTGACCGCACCCGCATGCGTATCGCTGCCGTTATCGACCATGCAAAGGCGCGCGGCCTTTATGTGGGCAACAACCCTGCCGATTGGCGCGGAGGCCTCAAGGAGCTGCTGCCAGAGCGCAAGACCAAGCAGGAACACCACGCTGCCGTTCCCTACAAAGATCTACCCGCCGTCATGGCAAAGCTTCGACTGTCGTCCGGCAATGCGGCCCGCGTGGTCGAGTTCCTAACTCTCACGGCGGCTCGCTCTGGCGAAGTTCGCGGTGCGACATGGGCAGAGTTCGATTTCGAGCAGGCGCTCTGGACCGTACCAGCCGACAGGATGAAAGCCGGGCGGGTACATCGTGTGCCCCTATCGGCCCGCGCCGTGGAAATTCTGCTGGCGATGAAGCAGCGCGCCACCGGCGAGCTTGTGTTTGAGGGCGAGCGGGAGGGCGTTTCGATCAGCGACACCGCCATGGTCAAAGCTCTCCGGCGCGCTTCGAAGGGTGACGAAACCCTTCACGGCATGCGTTCGGCGTTCCGTGACTGGTGCGGCGACCATACCGAGTTCCCGCGCGAGGTTGCCGAAGCTGCTCTCGCCCACGTCATCGCAGACAAGACGGAAGCGGCGTATCGGCGCTCCGATGCGTTGCAGAAACGCCGCACTATGATGGAAGCATGGGATAAATACTGCCAAAGCGGGCAATAGAGCCCGCTTGCCCATTGACTTTTCATTTTGGGATACGTATAGTGCGCGCCGCCTTGAAAGCGGACTGCGGTCAACGCTCACAATATGACACCAAAGCCAAACACCTGTCAAGCATTCTTTTTGGGGAAGCACGAATGAACGCCGCCAACGACAACCGCCCCGTCCTCATGTCGCCGAAGGAGGCCGCCGCAGAGACCAGCCTCTCGCGGCAGTTACTGATGCTCATGGCCAAGGAAGGGCAGTTTCCCGCGCCCGTGCTGCTTGGCGAACGGCGGCAAGCCTACGTCCGCGCCGAAGTCATCGGTTGGATCAACACTCGCATCGCCGCCCGCGCCCACCGCGCGGCCTAATCAGGAGTACGAATGCAGATATCAAATTTCAGGCTGGTCAGTATGGAGCCCGCCGTCCCCGGCGCGGCGGTGACCGTCGCGTTATTCAATGCGGCGATCACACCCGAATTGACCATCGCCAACATGAAGCTTCGCAAGAAGCCAGACGGCGACCTCAAGATCGAGGCGCCCCGCGCTTTCGGAGAACCCGCCGCGCTTATGCGCCGCCCCCTAGTCAACCGTATCCACGCCGCTGCCGTGGCCGCCTACAAGGGCATTTGTATTGACCGTTTCAGCCACTGATTTCACGCCCAACGTCGTCCCCTTGGAATTCGGCGACGAGACACCCGAGCAGAAGGCGGCCATCTTCGCCGAGTACATGGCCGCGCATCTTGCGATCCTCCGCGACGAGCGCGAGGCGCTTGAGCAGGAATTCGAAGCCCGTGACGACGAGATCCGCGCACGCCCTAGAGCCGACAATGACAACGACCCTGCCGGCGCCAAGGGCGCTCCCCTGCCCGTCATCTGCCCTGCCGACTGGCACGGCAAGCCCGTTCCGCAGCGGCAATGGTTCATCGAGGGGCTGATCCCTTCGCGAACGGTCACGATCCTCAACGGCGACGGCGGTGTCGGCAAGTCGCTGCTGGCTCTGCAAATCGGCGCAGCGGCCTCGCTCGGCGTCGACACCGTAGGTCTCACCCCGGCCCGTGGCGGTGTGGTCTATATGGGCGCGGAGGACGAAGCCGACGAGTTTCACCGCCGTCTGGCAGACATTGTTGCCAGCCATGACCGGACGCTAGCCGACCTGTCCGAGTTTCGGCTCGTGCCCATGGCCGATCGCGACGCCTTGCTGGCCATCCCGAACAAGGACGGTGTGATGCAGCCCACGCAAGCGTGGCTGTCGCTGCGCACTATCGTTGCTCGCCACACACCCCAATTGCTGATCTTGGACACCAGCGCCGATCTGTACGGCGGCGACGAGATCAAACGCGCCCAGGTCCGTGGCTTCGTCGCGATGCTTCGCAGTGTCGCTATGGAATTCGACTGCGCGGTCCTGCTGCTTTCGCACCCGTCGCTGACCGGCATGCAGTCCGGCTCGGGCTCGTCCGGCAGTACGGCCTGGAACAACAGCGTTCGTTCCCGCCTCTACCTCACCCGCCCAACCGGGGAGGACGCCGACTCCAACTCGCGCACGCTGTCGGTCATGAAAGCGAACTATGGCGAGACCGGCGCCGGGCTGTCGCTGCGCTGGAAAGATGGCACCTTCGTTGCGGATGTCGGCATGGACGCTGGCGACGTGGCTATGGTGACCAAGCATCACGACGACGTCTTCATGGCCATCCTGGCCAAGCTCAACGCTCAGGGCATTAACGTCAGCGCAAGCACCGGCACGACATACGCGCCGAGTGTGTTCGTGAAACACTCCGAGGCGAAGGGCATTAAGAAAGACAAGCTCGGCGACGCCATGCGTCGGCTCATGGACGCGGGCCGTGTTCGCATCGTCAAGGAAGGGCCGCCAACCCGACAGCGCAGCAGATTGGTGGTCGCATGACTGCCCTGTTCCACCGCCCCTTCCACCGCCTTCCACCGCCTTCCACCGGGGGTGTGTTCCACCCCCCTTATACCCCCATGCCGGTGGAAGCACCCGGCACCCGGTGGAACCGGGCGGCGCTTCCGCCTGCATATTGTGATCAATCACATGGTGAGGCCGCCTGATGGCAGCGTGGCCCTACTCCACCAGCACATGGCAGCGCTTGCGACAGGCCAAGCTGTCAGCCCGGCCAATCTGTGAAGCATGCGAGCGTCGTGGTCGCACCGTGCTCGCGGACGCAGTCGACCATATCGTCGCGATCAACAAGGGCGGGGATGCGTTCCCGCCGTTGGCTGGGCTCATGTCGCTCTGTACGTCCTGCCACAACAGCAAGACCGGCCGCGTCGACAAGGCGCACAGCAAGGCACAGAGCCGCTTCAAAGGGTGTGACGTGAATGGCGACCCTATCGACCCGGAGGACGGCTGGTGGGCCGCACCTGCCCCGCCCAGCCCGGCGGCCTTCCGGTCACGACCGATCGAGGCCAGCGGACCGATGGGGGAGTCAAACGCAGATTTAGTTTTTGCAAACGATTTGCAACAAGGAGATGAGCGATGGGTCTAAGAGGCCCTGGCGCCAAACCCAAAAACGCGCGGAAGGCGGCAAACGACAACCTGCGCAAGGTTCTCCCATGGGAGGCCGAAGGGCTGTCACGGCTCGAGCGCGTCGTCGCATTCTGCGAGGACATGCGCGTCACCCAAGGCAAACTCGCCGGCACGACGATGAAGCTACGCCCGTGGCAAGTGGAAGACATCCTGGCGCCGATCTACGCGGAGGATGAAGCCGGCAATCGGCTAGTGCGCACCTCGATCGTGAGCATGGGGCGCAAGAACGGCAAGACGTTCCTGTCTGCCGCGCTGGCGCTCTGTCACCTCCTCGGCCCTGAAGCGGAAGAGCGCGGCGAGGTGTATTTCGCGGCCATCGACAAGCTACAGGCCGGCAAGGCATGGGCCGAGGCAAAGGCCATGCTTGATGCCCACCCTGAGCTTACCGAACGCGTCAACATCATCCGGTTCTCCAAGGAAATCGAAGTCCTAGAAGGCCACGGCCGGGGATCCGTGCTGAAAGCAGTCTCTGCCGACGCAGACAGCAAGCTGGGCATGTCGCCGTCCTTCGTTCTGTGCGACGAAGCCGGATACTGGCCAAATCGCGACTTGTTTGACGCCTTCGATTCCGCCCTCGGCGCGCGTGACAACCCGCTGATCGTCGTCATCTCGACACAGGCCAAGGACGACACGCACTTCTTCTCCGAGATGCTGGATTACGGCCAACGCGTGAAGGATGGCGAGATCGACGATCCGTCTTTCCACCTGTCGCTGTTTGCGGCCAGCGAGAAGGACGATCCGTGGAGCTATGAGACCTGGGAGAAGGCCAACCCTGCCCTCGGCGACTTCAACAGCATTGAGCAGGTGGAGCGCATGGCCGCACAGGCGCAGCGCATTCCGTCGAAGGAAGCCGACTTCCGCAACAAGGTGCTCAATATGCGCGTGGACGGCACGGTGCGGTTCATCGCGGCCCGGGAGTGGAACGACTGCAACCTCGGCCCGATCGATGACAAGGCACTGGAAGGGCGCGAATGTTTCGGGGCTTTGGACTTGTCCGCGGCCCGCGACTTGACCGCTTTCGTGCTCGTGTTCCCCGAAGAGGATGGCCGCTACACTGTGTTGCCGCGGTTCTTCCTTCCGGAGTTCGATATCGACGGAAAGAGCGACACAGACCGCGTGCCCTACAATATCTGGGCACGACAGGTGGATGCGCGCCTCACTCTACTCCCCGGCAAGGTCATCGACCCTGCCCTCGTGGCCGAGTACATCGCCGACGAGGCGGCGCGATTCAATATCCAGGCAATCGCCTATGACCGCTGGCGCATCGGCGACCTTGAACGCGAGCTAGACAAGCTTTCGGTCGTGTTGCCGCTCGTGCCATTCGGCCAGGGCTACAAGGATATGTCACCAGCGGTGGACGTGCTTGAAGTCACCGTTGCCCAGCAAAAGCTGAATCACGCGGGCAACGTGGTCCTGAAAATGTGCGCGGCGAACGCTGTCGTCACCAAAGATCCAGCGGGTAGCCGAAAGTTGGACAAGTCAAAAGCATCCGGCCGGATCGACGGCATTGTGGCGCTCGCCATGGGGTTGCAAATTGTATCCCGGCACGAGCCGGAACAACTGCCCGCCTGCTTGTTGGCGGCATAGGGAGATGGGGATGGACGACGCTTTGAAAGACCGAATGAAGGCCTTTCTGGAAAATAAGAAAAAGAAGGACGACGAAATATTCGCGCGCGAGCAGGCAGAGAATATGCGCGCTACCCAGCAAGAAAATTTGAAACAACGTGGCCTTGAGGCTTGGGGAAGCGTAATTAAAGATCTATCTTCGGCCGCCGCGCTGGTTAATTCACATGTTGAACCTAGTGGTCTAAAATACACTATCACCGAATATGATGCACGCGACAATCTATTAAGATCTGTAATGATTCAGCCGCATGGTTTAGGTGACGCAATCCATATACATCTCACACCGATTGCTACGCTTAGAGTTGTGCTTCTTGGCCTGCCAGGAGAAGCAAAGAGCTACAGTGTTTTCGACTGTGATACCTCGTTCTTCCAGAAAGTGCTTTTGGAGCACATGGAGCGCTCGAACGACAGGAGGAAATAGCCTTTGCAGACCACGAGGCGGCTTCGGCTTCCTCGTGGCACCTAGTCGGGAGCGGAGTTCATCCGCTGGATCATTTCGACCTCTTCGCCTCGCCTTTTCAGCGCCGGCACGACCACAGCGTCGTATAGCGTGCGCTGCTTTGGCGAAAGCGAGTCGTAGCCCTGATGGATCACCTGCCGCGCAACTCCATGAGCGTCGGAGTTCTCCTCCAACTCGCCCTCGTCAATGAGATCTTGAATGAGTTCATGCAGGTCAAAGTCAATGTGATCGTTATGCCCCATGGGCACCTCCTATAATCTGCTTTAGGAAGCACTATAAATCGCTAGTTCGTTGTTGACGACATGTTTCGCCCCGGTACGGTAATTAAATAACCGGGAGCAACGACCATGTTTGACCAGTACCTTACGCAATCGCCCTTAGCGCAGCGCGCCGTACAGATGGAAGTTCTCGCCAACCGGCTCGCGCAGTCTTGGCCCCTGCTGCTGCCCCACCTCCTAGAAGCAGTGGAAAGCAACGACGTGCTCCGCTTCGCGTTTGACCTGCACGACGAACTGATCCGCAAGCTAGGTGACGCGGCGCGCTAGGAGGAAACCGGCACCCCTGCGACAATTTGTCCATGCCATAATCTTATTACTATATTTCAAAGCGTTAGTGCGAATTAAGGCGAGATAATGGCCGTTTTGCCGCATTCTGGTCCGGAGTATAGTGAAGAGGTGCGGGAATTCTACTTGGGCCAGATGCACACTCACCGACCCCGATGGATAGAGTATATCTAGTAGGTCAGAAATAGCCCGCCCACCACATGTTGCAAGGAAGCCACACCCGGCGAGCGACATGCACAAAACCGATGTTATGTCAAGCGACAATCTTGACAAACGATGTTCGGATCGTCTATACTGAAAGTAATAGGTCGAATTACGAATCGGCCAAACGGGCATGACCCGGCAAGCGGCAAGACCGCATGGGGATTGAATGACGGCCACAGAGGCCCGGCTCGGGGGAGCCACCACAATCTGAGAGTTTTTGCACCCTGGCTGCGCAAGCAGACCGGGGTATTGGCGTTGGTTCGCCAGATGAGATTCCGCATCCTGCGGGATAACCAGACCGATCGGCTGGTATTGATCGGGGTTACCGCTGCAACGGCACCCCAAACTTAAGGTACGTACTTTGAATATTCATCACGCTAAGGAACAGCGCGCCGCGAAGATGACCGAGCTGAAGGCCGTTGTCAACGACCCGGCCAAGTTCGACGCTCTGGAGACTGAGATCCGCAATCTCGACAAGGATATCGCCCGAGCCGAAAAGGTCGCCGAGCTTGAGCGCGTTGCCGAGGCCGAGCCGGATGCTTCGCAGCAGCGCGAGCTGCGCACCTACTCCGTCGCCAAGGCCATCACGGAGTCGCTGGCCGGTAAGCTGTCCGGCGTCGAACGCGAGCAGCATGACGAGCTTGCCAAGGGTCGCGAAACCCGCGGCGTCATGATCCCGACCTCCATGCTTCTGGAGACCCGTGACCAGACCGTCGGCACGCCTTCGGCTGGCGGCTACACCGTCGCGACCAATCTCGGCGGCCTGATCGATCGCCTCCGCCCGAAGCTCGCGGTTCAGGGCATGGGCGCCACGGTCCTGTCGGGCCTGAGCGGCTTCCTCGACCTGCCCCGCCTCACCTCTGGTCCCACGGCCTACTGGGTCGCCGAGGACGGCAACACCACCGAGTCGGCTTCGACCTTCGACAAGGTCTCGATGGCGCCGAAGACCGTCAGCGGCGAGATGCAGCTTTCCCGTCGCCTGATGCTCCAGAACGCCGTGGCGCTTGAGAGCGTTCTGCGGGCCGATCTGGGCTTCGTCCTGGCGCAGGCTCTGGACAAGGCTGCTATCGCCGGCACGGGCGCCAGCAACCAGCCTGAGGGCATCCTGACCGCTATCACCGAGGACGCTACCGCCGAGACGGCTATCGGCGATATCGCCGCGGACCTCATCGCCGCGCTGGAGATCGACGACGTTGACGGCACTGGCGCGTTCCTGACCAACGCCACCGTCATGAAGGCCGTGCGCAAGATCAAGGAAACCGGCACGGGTCGCGTTATCCCGGCCTCGGAGATCTTCCACGGCAAGCCGGTCACCGTCAGCAATCAGGTTCCGGCCGTCGCGACCGAAAACCCGATCATCTATGGCGCCTGGTCCAACCTCGTCATCGGCTACTGGTCGGGCGTCGACATCCTGCTCAACCCGTACCATGCGGATGTTGCCAGCAAGGGCGGCGTCAAGCTCCACGCGTTCCTCGACGCGGATGTCGCTATCCGGCACGACGAAGCGTTCGCCTGGAAGGCCGTCTAATCCATGGCCGCACTCAGCCTGTCGGACGCGAAGGCTCACCTTCGCGTCTCCTTCAGCGATGACGATGTCTACATCCAATCGCTGATCGACGCGGCTGAGGCGTACGTCGGCAAGATCGGGGTGGCACTCGCCACCCCGGTTCCGGCGCCCGTCCTCCACGCCGTCAAGCTTCTTCTGAGCCACTGGTACCAGTCCCGCGATGCGGCCGGCGAAAAGCCGAGCCAGTCGATCGCGTTCGGTGTCGATGCGCTCCTTCAGCCCTATCGCGAGCAGTCCCTATGAACATTGAAAAACGCGCGGCCACAGAAACCCGTGCTGAAGGTCGACGGATCGAGGGCTATGCCGCGGTCTTCGATCAGGAAACCCGGATCGGCGATTTCACAGAGGTGATCCGCAAGGGCTCATTCGCGGCCTCACTTGCCAGCGGTTCCGACAAGCTCGCGCTCGTGGACCACGACAGCGGCAAGGTGCTCGCCCGCACCAAATCCGGCACGCTGCGTCTTCAGGAAGACGAGCGCGGCCTCCGCTTCTCCGTCGATCTGCCGGAGACCACGCTAGGTCGCGATATCCTCGCGCTCGCCTCTCGTGGCGATATCGGCGGCGCCAGCTTTGCGTTCACCGTTCCCGATGGCGGCGAGTCGTGGTCCGGCGACAAGCGGGAGCTTCGCTCCCTGAACCTGCACGAGATCAGCATTGTGCAGAGCTTCCCGGCCTACAGCGGCACGTCGGTCCAAGCCCGGTCTCGCCAGAACCGCACCGACGCCGATCGGCGTATCGCGCTCCTCGAGTTGGAGGGCCGCTCGTGATCTGGCCTTTCAAGAAAGCCGAAACCCGCATCGCGACTAGCGACCCTTACCTCGGCGAGTTCCTTGGCGCGCGCTGGCAGGCCCGAGCTGACATCGAGAAAGCCAGCGGTCATGCCGTTGCCCATAGGTGTATCTCGGTCATTGCCGAGACGCTCGCGAGCGTGCCGCTCAGCGTCTATAAGCGCACCGATGACGGCGGCCGGGAGAAGGCGAGCGAGCACAGCCTCTACACCTGCTTGCACGATCAGATGAGCCCGTCTCTGACCGCTTTCGAAGGTCGGGAATGGTTAATCGCCAGCATCCTCACGGCCGGCAACGGCTATGCCAAGATCGAGCGTAACGGGCGCGGGCAGGTCGTCGCCCTGCACCCAATCCAACCCGGTTCGGTCACGGTCGAACGTCTCGCCTCTGGCCGGCTCCGCTACAAGGTCTCCCTGGCCAACGGCGGGACAGAAATCGTTCTGCAGGATGACATGCTCCATGTCCGCTACAGGACGCAGGATGGCATTCTGGGCCAGTCTCCGATCCAGATCGCGGCGGCGGCCTTCGGGCTGGCTCTAGCGCAGCAGGATCAGGCGGGCGCGGCTGCTGAGAACGCCTTCCGTCCGGCTGGTGCTCTCGTGTTCCCAGATAAGCTTGCCGCAGGCGACAAGACTGTTCCCGGCAGCAAGGAGTCGGTGATCGACAAATTCCGGCAGCGCTTCATTGGCCAGTTGAAGGCGAACGAGGTGCTGGTCCTCGACGGCGGGGCAAAGTTCGAAACCTTCAGCTTCAACAGCAAGGACTCGGAATTCCTCGAAAGCCGGAAGCTGTCGAACCTCGATATCTGCCGGGTGTTCGGCGTGCCTCCGTCTGTTGCCGGCATCACCGATGACGCGACCTACAGCAACATCGGCGAGGAGTCCCGCGCTCTGGTCCAGCGTTGCCTAGCTCCGATGGCTCGCCGTGTCGAGATGGCGATGACCAGCGCCCTGCTCAGCCCCGAGGCCCGCAAGACGCTCTACATCGAGCACGACCTAAATGGCCTCCTTCGCGGGACGCTGGCGGAGCGCTATTCGGCATTCCGGGTTGGTCGCGAGGGTGGATGGCTCTCGGTCAACGAGATCCGCGCCATGGAGAACATGAGCAAGATCGCGGACGGCGACACCTACGTCCAGCCCTTGAACATGGGTGCGCTGGGCGGCGCGAATGATAACCGCGCCAAGATCGAGGACGCAGCATGAGCACGGCCGGCGATCTTCGAGAGTCCATCCGGCTGGAGGAGCGCGTTCCGGGCGGGGATGACGGGTACGGCAACACCCTGCCCGACACGTGGACGCTTCGCGCTACCACTCCGGCCCGCATTCGTATCCTCAAGGGCTCCGAGACGGTCATGGCGGGCCGGCTACAGGGCACCCAAACCGCCGTCATCACCGTCCGCAATCAACCTAGCCTCGCCAGCGCCACCAACGCCTGGCGGGCCGCCAACGCCCGCACAGGGCAAACCTACAACATCAGGGCCGTGACGCCTGACGAGCGCGGCGCCTTCGTCGACATCCTCGCTGAATCAGGAATCCCATCATGACCGTTGAAATCGAGATCACAGGCATCAATCTGGCCCCACGACCGAATTGGGATCGCCCGCTGGCAATCGCGGCGTTCTGCGATGTCCGCCTACGCGGACTGTCCACAACGCTCCTCGGCGTCGCGCTTGGCTGGTCCAAAGGCAAGTGGATCGCAATGCCACCCAAAGCCATCGGCGCGCGCCCTAACGATCCGGGTGTAATCAAGTGGGACATCAGCGGCCCGGTTCCGCAAGCGATCGCCGAAGCGATGCTGAAGCGCTACATCGCCTTCGGTGGGCCAATGCCGCAGCCCGCGAACGAGCCGGCCGAACGCGAGACCGTCATCGCCGCTGCGAAAGCCGGCATGATCGAGCGGCGCGTTTTCCCGTTCACGCTTCACAGCGTGGACGGCAAGCCAATCGACGCATGGAGCGACGGTATCGACGCCGAGCTGGCCCGCATGCCGGTGAATCAACTGGATGATTACGAGCCGGAGGACGAGAGCGGCGTCCTGCGTACGCTCCGAGTCGAAGCGGAAATCTGCGATCGAGCGGGGCTTTGACGGCAGGAGTTTCTTGCCGCAATAGCCGTATTGGCCGTCTTTAAAGTTATGGCAGAGGGCGAAAAAAACCAAAAAACCCTTTAAAATCAAGGGTTATGGCGGAGACGGAGGGATTCGAACCCTCGATACCCTTATGGGGTATGCTCATTTAGCAAACGAGTGCCTTCAGCCTCTCGGCCACGTCTCCGTTGAAAGGCTCTATGCCCGATCCTATGCCGCTTTGACAAGCGACCGTTTCGAACAAGCGTGGAAAAGACGCGATGCCTGTCTCGGTGTGGCCTCAGCCCCTCGCCTCGTCCAGCGCCTCGACGAAGGCCAGAGCCTCGGGAAGCGTCTCGAAAACCGGGCAGGGCAAACGCTCATCCTCGGCTTCGGTCAGCCCGAAGCGCACCGCAAAACCTACGGATTCGCAACGGATCGCGATCGGGCGCGGCGGCATCGTGGCGCGATCAGCAAGCATGGCGGCGGCGTCTTGCATGGCTTGTCGTCCTGCGGAAACTGCCGCCAGTAGCGCCCTCGCAGATGAACGGCTGCCGAACGGAACATGCAGGAATACGGCAGTGACCGCCCGAGCTGTCCAAGCCGCATGCGACCGTTGCCGACTCGGTTCGCAACCTCGCCCTCGCCGCGTACATGGCGCCAGAGCTCACCAGGTCCCATGCGCAGCGTCGCTGCGCGCCAACTCGCCTGGCATCGCTGATCGAAGCGTCGGTCTGGTCTTGTGCTGCTTGCCCCGCGGCCCAGCCATCTGCCACCGCCGGCCTCGATTTCCTTATGCAGAGTTTCGCCGCCCCTTCTTCGAATGCGCCCTTCGGTGCGGCCTCGGCAGATTTCAAGTGAGACCAAATGCATGGCCCGTCTCATTCGGCCCGCTGTTCGCGGAAGCCAGCCATCCCCATCTGAACGCCATGAGCGCGTATTCGATTGGCGGGTTTCACCATGTGCGAGAAAGAAATGGCTGATCCGCAGGTTCAGCGGTTGGCGCAGGCCATCTACGCTGCAATCTGCAAGCAGTTCGATGCCGAAAGTCCAACCGCGCCCATGGTCTGCGGTCAAGGAGGCATGCGCGATGTGCTCGTAGAAGGCCATCTCGATTTGGTGAAGGTGGCGGCGGCCCTCAACAAGCGCTGCTGTCTGCAGATGCCGGACATCGAGACGGTTGCTGCCATGCGCCCAGATGATGACGCCAACAGGCCCGGCTGCGAGGACCGCACTCGCCGTTCGGCCGAAGGCAATGCAGATGCCGGGGAATTATCGCCGGGTTCGCAGATTTTCCAGGCCTAGATTTTGGGCGCGCTACCGAAGATCTACCCGACATTGGGCATGCCGGGCGCTCGTCCGCCAGATCTTCCACCAGCGGGCCTGACGCGCTGTTCCCGACGACCCTTCCTCACGCGGGAAGTTGGCGACGAGAAAGCGGACTGCCCGAGCCGGCGCTCACCCAAACTGAAACTTAAAAGGAAAAATGGTGCCAGAGCTGGCATGTGATTATCGCGATAAGCTTCTGATTTTATTTATTTATGGGTTTACTCCTGGCGCCCACCGGCCAACTGTTTGGCCAACACGCAGAACCGACGTAGGCGGACCAGCACACGCGGCTTGGTCAGATTGTCGCAGCCTCGCTCTTCTCCCGGCATCACACTATGTCGGCCAGATCTTCGGAGTGCGCTCGCTCGCTGGCGCCGGCGTCGTACCGACGGCTAATGAAAGCGAGGCAGTACGCCCGCGTCCAGACTGGCTGCTTGCTGTTGCCAGTCCCAATTGATCCGCATGGTGGTGGGACCTCGCCGCGGACGACTGCTGCGGCAAGGTCCTTTGTGTCGAGGCGATCGAAGAGCGCGGCCGTCATATCCGCGCGCATGACCTCTGGCCAGGCACCGTGCGGCGGATACCGAGCCGGCAGGATCCGGCTCCTCATTTTCGGAGCCGAACACCAGGCCCCTCCCCGTTCTCAGGCACGAAGATAACGCCTGCCGCCTCAAGCGCGGTCTGCATCTTCTCGATACTGCTGAGGCGGGCGTCTTGCCCCGCCTCGAAACGATTCACGGTATTGGCACCAATGCCGGCCTTTTGGGCCAGGTCAGCGGTGCTCCAGGCGAGTGCGGCTCGCGCCATGCGGCATTGAACGGGCTTCATATGGTGAAATTATCACCGAATAAGGTTGACATCAAACCGACCATGAATTTATCCCTAATGGTGAGTTTATCACCACTTGGAGACTTTTCATGTCGACGACGAGCACCGACTCGGCGGCCGCTACCGCCTTGCCCGCAGCATCCCCGACCTACACCGGCCCCGGCTGGTATCGCGCTCATCTGCCTAGCAGGGGCCGCGTGCCCAACTGTCATACGGTCTACATCGCGCCGCTGCCGCCGGCCGACGACTTGCCGTTTGCGGCCTCCTGGCTCGGAATCTGGCTCACAGCGAGCGATGCCCGCTTCCTCCACCTCTCGGTGATGCGCGCAGCGCGCGGCGTGATCGAGCCTTTGATCATCGAGCGTATCGAGACGGGTACGGCGCCTTGACCTGGCGCGCGCACTTCCTCGACCTGTGGCGGCTGCAGGTAATGCTCTGGACGATCAGAGTGCTTCGGGTGAAGCTGGCACTGCAGCGGTTTAGGTGAACTCTGACCGCCAATCGAGGGTGAGGATAGCGCACTGGAGCGAAGGCCGTCGAGCAGGAGCATCGGATGATCGGCAAGCTACTGACAATGCAGCAACTCGCGGATCAGCTATCCGTGTCACAGCGGCATATCCGCAATCTGATGAAGGATGGCGCGATCGTCGGGATTAATGTCGGGACCGTCGGCAGGCCGTCATGGCGCTTTGGGCAGGTGGATATTGAAGCCTTCCTGCAGCGGCGCCGAATGGTTCGCCCGGCGCAGAAGCCGCTCCGTTCGTCGTCCAAGGGCGCCTTGTCCCCGATGATCGAGGTGATCGACTTCCACCAGCGCTATCGAGACAACCTCGCTGCAAAGGCAGAAGTACGAGCCAAAGCGAAGGTAAAGACCGAAGCGGATCAGGCGCGGCGTCATTCCAAGCGGCGCTCCGCCAAGCCCGACGCGCCATAGTCGTCAGCCGCGCGGCTTGCCTGCCCTCTGTCCTCATGCATCATGGCGCCGGGGATGGGGAATGACCATGATACGGATGATAGCGGCAGTCGCAGGCGCGCTTGCGTTGGGCGGCTGCGTCACCACGCCACCGCCGGAAGAGCGGGTGTGGGTCAGGACAGACGGCCAGAAGGGATCCGAGGTTCCGGCACTGGCTCAGCAATTCGAGATCGACAAGACGATCTGCCTCGGCGAGACGCAGAAGACTGCGGTCGGCATGGCGCCGATCTATTACCAAGGCGTCGCCGGTGCGACCCAAGCCAGCGCTATCGAAGGCCAGCGCGCCCAGGCATTGGAGCAGGTGATTGCCGGCTGCATGGCCGGAAAGGGCTACGTCTATGTGCTGAAGTCCCAGGCGGAGGCTACGCTGCAGCGCTTTCGCGCTACAGCAGCAGATCGGGCGAAGGCAGAAGCCAGGCGCCCCTGATGGCGCGCACCTCTCTTCCCGATGGATTCTCAGCGTAGCCCGTGAGCGCCGAAGCTGTGCGCCGACAGGAAGGCCAAAATGTCTACTGACGATATGCCTAGCCGGGCGATGACGCTGATTAGCGAGATTCTATCAGCAGTAGGGCTTCTATGAGGGTCGGTGCTTGCGAAGGCCGTTGAAGACGAGAAAGAGCGCCGGAAAACCGTGGCTCTGAATCTGATCATCGAGGCAGTTGGGGATGGCGCCAAAGAAGGCGTCCACTTCGGGAACGAAGACGCAGAGCAGTTTGCTGACATGCTCTTGAGATTTATGGCAGCAGCTCGTGATGGCGCTGCGAAGCAGAATCTGCGGCTGATGGCTCGCCTGATCGTCGGACTCAAACGTGATAGCACGTTCGAGGCGGATCAGTTCCAGCGATGGGCCACTATACTCAAAGACATGACCGCGCTTGAAATTGAGATTGTGGCCGAGTGCTATCGTGTCCTTAAGAAAGGGGGCGTCATAGATCGGCCTTGGGCGGAGGTGATGGAAGCGCTTTCAACCAATCACGATCGAAATGACATCAGGCAATCGGCGGCAGCGCTTATGCGGACCGGCCTGCTAGTTCCCGAAAGCCTGATGAGCGGGATCTCATACGAGCCGACCAGCAGCGTGCTGCAATTGGGGGAGTTGGCTGAGCTTGATAGTGCTGCCAGCACCTGACAATTCTCGTCGGCATCGCCTTAGCCCTCGGCGCCGAGGCCAACCGTGACACCAAGCATCTTCCTATGAGCCGCAAGGGTGAGCCGTTCTTACATCCCGATGACGCCGAGCGCCGGCCGACACCGCGCCGCGGCCTGTCGCTGGCGGAGTCAGCAGACTACATCGGCGTGTCGGTCACCAAGTTCCTCGCGATGGTCGCAGACGGCCGGATGCCGAAGCCGAAGGAGATCGACCGCCGGCGGGTCTATGACATCCGGGCGCTGGACAGGGCCTTCGACGCGCTCCCCGGCGGGGAGTTCGACGAGGAGTCCACCTTGAGGCAGCCGCTTCGCAAGATCGTGCTCTGATGGCTCGCCTGCGCCACTGGCCTCTCGACTTGCTGGGCGATCGGCCGGCCGCCGACGCTGCCAAGCTGATGGGTCTGACGCCCGCGGAGTTCGATGAGGTCATCATACCCCTACGTGTCCGCGGCTTCCCTGCGCCCGATCCGACCACAGGCCTCTACGATCTTGATGCAATTGTACGATGGCGCCGGATGAGACATCCTCGATTGTTCGGACTTGCTGATTTCCAGCCACAGGCCCGAGATGCGGCTGACCTGGCCGCCGAACGGCGTGCTCGGCGGGCCCAAGAACGCAAGGAGCGCGCGCTTTAGCCGTGGCCTTGCCATCCGCGGCTGCCGATCTGCCAATCGGCAAAGGTGCCGCCGCCTTTACCGCGCTTGCGTTACTAGGGCCTGTTATTGGGAGATCATCCTCTGATGCCAGCGCCCCCTCTTCCGCGAAACTGATGACAATGCAAGAGGTTGCGGACTTTCTTAACGTCTCGCCCCGCCACGTTCGCAACCTGATGAAGGCTGGCGAGCTCTCAGGCGTAAACATTGGGATCGGCGACCGTGTCACATGGCGCTTCGATCCTGCTGAGATTTCCGACTTCATGGAACGTCGGCGCCAGGATTTGGCACCCGATCGAACCGTGAGGCGGGAGAGGAGAAGATCGGGTTCGGGAGGTTATCCTGTCATCGACTTCGCAGCGCTTCACGTTGAGAAGCAGTCGGCAAGAGCCCGCGAGAAAGCTGCGCGGGGGAAAAAGTCGGGTAGGTATAAAAGATAAACCGCTGGCTGCGCCCAGATCGTTAAGTAACACCTCGGCCGAAACCCGGCATCCATGCCACCCGTCCGCCGGCGATCAAAGACCTAACGATCAGAGGCCGCTTAATCGCCTGGTAGCCTAGCGTTCGTTGCCCGAGGCTCTGCGGCGATAAGCCACTTTTGTCGGCCAAGGTCATTGTCGTCGAACGATACCCGCGAAGGCGCCAGCGATCGCAGCTGTACCTGGTCCCGGAAAGCCCGCGCCGGCGTAGGAGGCTCGCTCCGCCGCAGCCATGGGAGAGAAGAGGTTAGCAATCTTGAGCGAGCAATCGAGATCGCAGCCGCAGCTCATGCGAGGCAGACCGACAAGGCCGGCGCCCCATACATCTTGCACCCGCTTCGCGTCGCGCTCGGCTTTATCCGGACTGGAGACGAAGAGCGCGCCATCATTGCCGTCCTCCATGACGTGATCGAAGACAGCGACGTAACGGCGGCGGATCTCCGGCGGGGAGGCTTCTCGGAACCGATCGTGGAAGCCGTTGTAGCTTTGACGCGCCCGGAGGGCGAAGCCTACCGCGACTTCATCATGCGCGCCGCGGCAAACGAACTGGCACGACCGGTGAAGATTGCAGATCTCAAGGACAATCTGAACAGGACACGCCTCGCTCAGTTGCCGGCGGAGAAGCGAGAAAAGCTGCTCGCGAAGTATGATGGAGCCTTGGAGATACTAGGCGAGTAA